GACGGTGATTAATTCAAATGACATAGATGGGGTTTTTGTTTTGTTTGACGAAGTTAAGGGGTTTTTGTTATTGTTAAGGATTTTTAGCAGGTTTTTTGTTAAGGTAATCATAAAAGATTTTTGCTGGATTTTTGGCTGTGGGATTTTTAGGGGATTTTTAGCAAGTTTTTGCCTAGGGGTTTTTGGGGAGTTTTTGGATGGGGTTTTTGGCAGGTTTTTGGGCCCTTGAAATTTTGTTTCAATGGTTGCATAAACAACTAATGGCAAAACATTGATGTTTAAACTTTAATATATTTTATATAAGTATGCCATATTCATATATGAATCAATTTTAAGGTACTTTTTAGACTTATTACGGCCCTTCATTTTGTTTTTGATACCCTTATACCAATTATTTTTTTTCGTGCCTTATTTCGTCTTATTTTGCTAGGTATTCATTCCACCCTTGCGACCTATTCTTATTTTGCTCCCATTCAATATCCGATATTACATATTCAATTTCATTGTCTGTTATCTTATTGGCTTTGTCCTTGCAACAGATAGTGCAAAAAATTTCATTACTAACATATAAAACTAATTCGTTTTTATGCTCGTTTAATTGGTAGCTACTAATCTTAAAATTCATATTGTTATATTTAGTTATTAGATAAAAAAGCGCGCACCCATAACAGATGCGCGCACACATTCAACACACAATTATTTTACGGCATACTCATAAGATTCGTATTTATGACAATTTTCGCATAAGTAAATATCGTAAAAGTCGTCGTATTCAATTTTTTCTAATTCAACAATTTCGCCACAACATTCGCAAGGCAATTCGACTTCTTCGTCGTCTTCGTATTCGTTAATCGTTTTACTTGAATACGGCTTACCATAATAATAAGTTGCACTCATATAAGACTTATTCGAATACCACGCGCCTTTGTGCCAATAACCTGCATTTTCGTTAATAATATAAAAGTCGCCGTAACTATCTAAGAAGACGAATTTATTATTGGCACCGATTGAAAATTCAATTAACTGCATCAACGAATCATTTTGCACAAAATTAGAAGGCAATCCTTTTAAAAAGGTATTGTTATAAATTTGCGTGTCGTTAATCTTAGAATAAATTGGCACTTCAATATCAAGTATTCCATTATGGCAAAAGAAAATATCTTCATTCACCTGAAATGGGTGGCAATTCTCATAATTTACGCCACCACTAGTGGCAATTCTAAAATGAATAACAATATTAGTATTGAATTTGTCGGCTTCTTTCTTTAGATCTATAAACTTGGCGAAGTCTGTTAATTCCTTTTTAACTATTACTTGGCCCTTATTCGCGTACATAATTCCCGCGCCATGCCCATTGCTATTCCAACAATTTAGTAAAGTAGATTCTTTTATTTTTGTGCCTTTCGGCTGAATTGCTATTATACACATAATTTATAAATTTTTTAGTTTAATGAATTTTTTTAAGTTAGAATATTCGCACGAATTACTAATATATTCCTTGAATGAATCAAGTGTAATTATCTTAGATTCTTTTGTGAACATATAAAGCGCGTGGGTAAATTCGATATTCTTCATAAAAGAATTAAAATTTAATGTGCCACGAAATATGCGCACTTCAATCGTTGAATAATTTTGTAAATTAATAGCGACATAACGCGCCGAATTGCCGTCTTTTTTCTTTGCCTTGTACATTAATGCGTTGTCGTCGTTGTCTTCAATATTCGCCCATTGAACAAGTTTTTCCATTTTCCTTTGACTTATGGCGACTATAAAAGGCACATTTTCGGCAAAGAACTTCATAAATTTATATAACTGCCAAGTGCCGAATGCTTTTTTGCTTATGTGTATGTGCATTCCACAAGTATTCGCATTGTAACTATTATAAGCGTTGCAAGAAAGTTCATTCAAGGCACTTTCAAAGTCTTTTGCGCAATGTTTGATATATGAGAATGTTAATGGGTGCGTAACTATCTCAAAGCCGTTATTTAGGCTTCCGTCATTCTTAAAATACCACGCCTTGTTCTCTATTTTCTTTGCCATATCGCCACGACTTGTTTCGCTCTTATCCATTCGTTCGACTTCTAATTCTAAGCCGAAAAAAGGCACTTCCTTCGCGTCATAAGGCATTGAAATAAATTCGGTGGTCGGCTTATATGAATAATTGCGAATCAATGAAATATTAGGCCCTTCGCTCCTTTCATCGTCGTCGTCTTCGTTTTCGTCGGCGTGGTGGTGATATTCGCCGTCCGATTCCCAATAATACAAGTCGTCACGATAATTTAAGTCGCCGTCGCAACTGAATACTAATTCGTCGGAATATTCGATATATGCCATTGTGTAATAATTGTCACCACAACAATAAATATCATAACGGCCATTACAATTTTCGTAATGGGTATAAAATGTAGTCCTTCTGTCTTGAACTTCTATTGCGTTATTTGTTAAGATATGGCATTCGTCTTTTTCGTCGAATGTGAATTCGTCTTCGTCTTCTGTTAAGTGGTAATATTCGTCGTCAATCATTACGCAATCGTCACGCATTGCATAGTATGAATAGTAATTGCCGTCAATCTTCATACTTCGTGAATCAGTAGTGACAATATCTTCATAGTTATTGCCTTTACTTAATTCTTTGTAGTCTTCGCGCAAATAGTTTTCTTTTACTGATTCGCGCAATACTTGAACAATGATTCGTAATTCCTTGAATGTTTTTGTTTGTGTTAATGTGTTTTCCATTTTGTTTAATGTTAGTTTTTTAAATTGTCAATCATTGAATAAAATTGGTCGTATAAATCGTTGAAAATTTCTTGTGCTTCATCAGTATATTCAAGGCAATCGCTTAAATCGTCCTTGTATATCTTTATAGAATTTTCCCAATTATCGTGCAATTTATCACACGCTAATTCACTAGCTAATTCAACTATGTTAATATTTATGTTCATTTTATTTCTTTTTAATTGATTGAATAAAAGTGACAATGAATGTGTAAAGTATGATACTAATTAAACTAACTAATATCAATTCACCTAGGCTTATTACTTGCATCTTGAATTGATTAATAGGTGAATAAATAATCTACCTACAAAAGAAACAAAGAAGGCAAATAAGACTAATTGAAGTGCTAATAACATATTTAAGTTTTCCATAATGTGTGCGCCATTGGTTTTATATGGCATCGTAATATTACGATAATTAATTCATACAAAGTGCAAAAAAGTAAAAAATAATTAAATTAATGGCATATAATAGCTCATATACTTATATAATACTTAGTACACTTGTATAATATATAAGTATATTATACATTGTATAATGTAGGATATAATACCTAATACATCCATATATAATATACTATAATGAATAGAAGTATTATTCGTAGATTCTTACTTTTGCCATCAGAGTCAGTAAACTATCAATAGATTAAAATACAATAGCTTTGTCCATAATAGGGTGGGGGAGTGAGCTAAAAAGAAGGTGACAAGGTGACCACTTAACATAATATACTTTATATGCCGAAAAATAGGGTTGGGCCTAGGTACCCCCTACCACATTTTTTCGTGTCAAAAAACAATCGTATGCCTTGGGCCCTTCATTATTCTGATATAAAACAAAGACTTAACCATTTTTGACATTTGATTTTTTTTATTTTTCTATATAACCTATTATAATAAAATTTAATATGAATACACCAAAAAGAGAATTAGACAAAAGGTATAAACTAGGAACTGACACAGGAGCTATGAGCTACCATAAGGTTGAATTGCCATTAGACTACAATAGAGGCTTAAATAGACCTGCTAGTGTAACTCCTAACATAGACAAGCAAAATAGAATTAAGGCTAGTGAACAGGCTAAGAAGAGGTACAAAAGCGATATGAAGGCAATAAACAGAAAAAACAAGCTAAAAGCCAAATAATATGAACGCAGAATTTAAGGATATAACAAAAGAAGCTTTTATCATAGCTTACAAGGAGAACTTCGGTAACATAACCATCTCTTGTGAATCAGCTGGGGTATCTAGGTCATCGTATAACGTATGGGTTAAGAATGATCCTGAGTTTGCTAAGAAACTAGCTGAAATAGAACCTGAGGAGATTATGCTAGACTTTGGTGAACATAAACTGATGGAACGTATTGCTAAGGGTGATACACTTGCTACTATGTTCTTGCTTAAGACAAAAGGTAAGCGTAGAGGATACATCGAAAGACAAGAGGTAGCTCACGAAGGAGATGTTGTTAAGCAGATTACTGTCAATGTCTTAAAGGCAAACCATATCGAAGATGTTCCTAAGCTAGATGGTGATGAGAATATGCAACTAGAAAATAGTGGCTTTGTGGTTCCTGCTACTGAAGCTGCCAATATTCAAGATATACCACTTTACGAGTACGATAAGGAGGTAGAATTAGAGAATGAGGCTGGAGAATATCAAGAATAGTGTTTAAATGCCATTTTAAGGCTTATACAGACACTTTCTACCATAGAGTAGTACTATCTATCCAAAATGACACAAAGTGTCTTAAATCGCTTCTAATTGCTTTTTGTTAATGTTACCAATTTGGTTACATTTACATTTGTTCGTACTAAAAAGTGTTATTAGCTTACATAAATCGGTAGTATTACTACTAAAATAATAAAAAAAGTAAACCTATAACTTGACTTTTTGACTTATATCAATCACTAATGTGTCTTATATAGGTCAAAATGAGCCGATTTTGATTGATATACGGCTCATTACTGATTGATACCCCTACCTTCCTATAAAACGAAAAGTATTAGCTTTGACTTGAGCAAACCAAAAATTTTAATTTATTTCTATGGAAGTAACCACCAATGTCGTCTTTCAGATATTGAACGAATCTAAGAAAAGGATTTCTGTGATGCAAGGAGGAACGAGGTCAGGTAAAACTTACAACGTACTTACCTGGTTTATAGTAAAGCTGCTACAAGAGAAAGGAAAAACCTTAACTATTTGCCGTTCATCCCTACCTAGCATCAAAGGTTCCGTTATGAGAGACTTTATTGAGATATTGTCTAAATATGGTCTATACTCAGAGGAGAAACACAATAAATCAGAGAATTTATATTTCCTAAATGGAAATACGGTAGAATTTGTATCTACCGACCAACCTCAGAAGATTAGAGGTCGTAAAAGGCACTATTTGTTTATTAACGAGGCGAATGAGGTTAATTACGAATCTTGGATGCAATTAGCCCTAAGAACTACCGATAAAATAGTTTTAGACTATAACCCTTCGGATTATTACTCTTGGATTTACGATAAAGTAATTCCTAGAGAAGATACGGACTTTACAATTACGACTTATAAGGACAACCCATTTCTAGATAAAAATATTATTGCTGAAATTGAAAGACTAAGAGAAGCTGACCACGAATATTGGAGAGTTTACGGACTAGGAGAACGAGCAATTAGTGAAGCAACGATTTATTCGCATTGGAGAAGGAGAAGAAACTTCCCTGAAGGTGGA